TAAAACGGGAACTTATGTGCAAAATAATGGCAGTAGTGGAGAAGGAACGCTTATTACTTGTACAGTTGCTAATCATGGTATTGCTGTTGGCGAAAATTTAAGATTTAATTTCACAACAGGAGATAGTTTTAGTACAGATCACGATGTTGTTTCTACTCCTAATGCAAATACTCTTACAGTAACAGCAAGTAAATCATTGCTAACTAGCGGTAATGTCAGTATTGATAGAGGTAAAAAAGGTATATATGAATTTTCAAATAGTTTGAATTTAGGTGGAGTATTTTCAGTTGATTTAAAAAGAATTATAAGGTCTGTTGGTTTTCTTATAGGCACAGATATAGAAACACTTATTCCAGAAGGAGCCTTATGGGATAATTATGCAATTAATGGTAACTTTGATGGAGATGCGGCAGACGAGGTTAACTGTCAAATACAAGTAGCAACATCACAAGCGGCTTCAGGTAGTTTCGGTCCATATAATAATTTTGCTAATGGAACTTTTAAAGGACACAGATTTAAGTTTAGGCTGCTTTTAGAAACTACAAATATCGGACAAAATATGAACGTGCAAAGAGCAGGGCTAACAGCAGAATTTGAATCTCGCACCGAAAGAAGTTATCAAACAGGAGGCAGTACATCAACAGCTCCTATAGACTCTGGAACAAATGCAAATGGTTTGGATGTTACTTTTGCTAATCCATTTTTCACAGGATCATCTAATCAATTCAAACCTTCAGTTGGCATAACAATTATGGGAGCCGCTTTAGGAGAATTTTTTGTAATAAAAACGAATAGTAACGGTGATTTTCTTAACGCTGCTGGAAGTATTGTTACTGGCACAGGATTTAATATTAAAATTTTAAACAGCAGTAACCAACCAATAGATAAAAAATTTACATTTCAGGCTGTTGGATACGGCAAAGGGGTGTAATATGGAGAAAAGTATTTTTTAAATGGCTCAAGTATCAGACTATAACGTAGCTAATGCTTCTGCTGCCTCTGTAAGAAGTGAGTTAAATGATATTCTTGAGGCAATAAAAACTCTTAATAGTGGTGGTACTGATCCTAGTAGTCCAGAAGCATTTATGCTTTATGTGGATACGAATGATAGTAATAATTTAAAAATAAGAAACTCAGCTAATAACGGTTTTACAACTATTGGTCCTGTTAATACTGCAAATTTAGGTTTACTGCCAGTAGCAGGTGGCACGATGTCAGGTCAGATTACTGTAAAAACGGGAACCAGTGCAAGTCCTTCTGTCGGTTTTAGCGGGGATCAGGACACAGGTTTCTTTCAGGCCAATCAAGATAAAATTGGCTTTACTGTTGGTGGTTCTCATATATCTACTATTGAAAATGCTGGATTATTTGTCCATGCTATAGGAGGATCAACAAGAGGACTATACTTAAATGATGCTGACAATAGTAGGCATATTGTTTTAAGGTCTCCCGATACTGTAGGTACTAATTTAACTTACAGATTGCCAGCAACTATTACTGATGGAGGGTTTATGAGAACAGACTCTTCAGGTAATCTAAGTTTTCAACTTATTGCTGGTGTTCCAACAGGAGTTATTTTCGCTTTGCCCGATACACAAGCTTCAGGAGCTGGCTATCAAAGCAACGGCATACCAGATGGTTATGTGGAGTGTAATGGTACAGAACTTTCTAGAACAACATTTGCAGCTCTATTTAATGTAATTGGAACTAGATATGGTGCTCCAACTAGCTCAACATTTAGAGTGCCTGATTTAAGAGGAGAATTTATTAGAGGTTTTGATGGCGGCAAAGGAACAGATCCTGGCAGAGGCATTGGTACGTTTCAAGCCAGCGTTAACTTATTACACGATCACACAGTTGATATAAATACAAATAGACCTGATTTAACGGGTGAAGCCACCTTAATTTCAGAAACTTTTACTGGGGGTATCGTAAGTGGAGTCTTTACTAAAGGTAGTAATACAAACGGCTTTCCAACACCAGGTAATCCTGATACTTCACCAACTGGAACTCTTGGAATAGATGTATCGCACAGCCACAGTGTCATAGGAGTCACTGGTGCTCGTGGTAATGCAGGGGAGGGTAGACCTCGTAATATCGCTATGATGTATATAATAAAAGTTTAATTATGGCAATAACACCTGGCACATACAATATGACTGTTCAACGAAGATCAGATCATAATATTCAGCTTGTTTTTAAAGACTCCAATAATGCGGCTATTGATTTAACAGGATATACGGTAGCAGCACAAGTTTGGGAAGAAACACGCACCACAAAATATGCTGATTTTGGAATTACTTATACAAGTAGAACTGGTGGAACAGTTGATTTAGCTCTTACAGATGTGCAAACTGCTACTTTTAGTCCAAATATTCTTAAATATGATGTATTACTTACAGATACTAATGGTCTTAAAGAGTATTATTTAGAAGGTAATATATTTATGAGTGAGGGCTACACTGCATGACTTCAGTAAATATTACCACTACAAAAAATACTGTAACAGTAAATGAAGGAGATTCAACTGTTGTCACAGTTGCTACTAGAGGGCCAGCAGGTCCTAAAGGTCTTGACTTAGACGAAACAGGTAAAGTTGATGGATCTGTGGTGTACTATGACTCAAGTTCTGCTACATTTAAAGCAGATGCAACAACTACCAAACTTACACTTGTTAATGGGGGAAATTTTTAAGCCATGTCCAACACTATAAGAATTAAAAAAAGATCAGCTAGTGGATCGGCTGGTGCTCCTTCAAGTTTGTCTCCTTCAGAGTTAGCGTTTAACGAAAATGATCTGAAACTATATTATGGTTTTGGTGATGATGGTAGTACACCTCCTGCTGCCAGCTCAATAATTACTATTGGTGGTGCTGGTGCATTTTTTAATAAAACAGATACAAGAACAGCAAATACTATATTAAGTGGGCCTACAACTGGATCTGCTGCTGCACCTACGTTTAGAAGTTTAGTTGCTGCTGATATTCCTTCATTGGCTCACACTAAAATAAGTGATTTTGATGCAGGTGTTAGGACAAATAGATTAGATCAGATGACTGCTCCAACTGGATCAGTTTCATTTAATAGTCAAAAAATAACAAGTTTAGCAGATCCTACTGCTGATGCTGACGCTGCAAATAAAGGCTATGTAGATGGAGTTGCTCAAGGTTTAGATGTAAAAGATTCTGTAAAAGCAACAACTACAACAAATGGAACTTTAGCTTCTGCATTTGCTAATGGTCAGAGTATAGATGGAATTACATTATCAACTAATGACAGAATACTTCTTAAAGACCAAAATACTGCAACAGAAAATGGTATTTATACTGTTAATGCTTCAGGAGCACCTACAAGAGCTGATGATTTAGCTACTGGTGCTGATGCTGCTGGTGCTTTTGTATTTGTAGAACAAGGAACAGTAAACGCAGAAAATGGTTTTGTTTGTACTTCTAATAAAGGAAGTGCTGTTGTTGGAACAAATAATTTAGCCTTTGCTCAGTTCTCTGGTGCTGGTCAAATTACTGCTGGTGCTGGATTAAATAAATCTGGCAACACTTTAACTGTCGATTTAAAAACTAATGGTGGAATCAAAATTGAGTCATCAGAAATGGCTGTTGATCTTGGAGCAAGTTCAATTACAGGAACTCTTGCAATCTCAGACGGTGGTACTGGAGCTACTTCTGCAAGTGCAGCAAGAACTGCATTAGGGCTTGCAATAGGTTCTGATGTACAAGCTTATGACGCAGATCTTGATAATTTGTCTGGTTGCCAATCAGGTGCTTCTGCTGCGTTAGCTGCATTAACATCAACTGAAGTGGCTATTCTTGATGGAGCGACAGTAACGACTGCTGAGTTAAATATCCTTGACGGTGTGACGGCAAATGCCAACGAATTGAACGTGATGGATGGCATAACAGCTAATACTACAGAGTTGAACACAGTTTGTGATGGTAATACATCTTCTACTTCAACGACTCTTGCTACAGGAGATCATGTGGTTATAAATGACAACGGAACAATGAAACAGGTTGATTTGTCTGATTTGGTTACATTTTTAGAAGATGGTTCTACTTCTGGGTTCGACATTAATGGGGGTACTTACTAAAATTAACTTATAAGGAGGTGAACCAATGGCAAATACCATCAGGCTTAAGAGGGGAAGCGGTAGCGATCCAGGGGCAAGT